AGCATATTAAAAGTATCGATTGCAGCCTTTCCCCCCATATTCGCAGCGAGGATACTCTGCTGCTTTTTTCGGATACCTTTTTCAACCGCCTCAAGACTGCTCCCAGATTGCTCGGCTGCAAATCCAAGTGCGCTTAACGATTCTACCGCAACACCTGTCCTTTTAGACATCTTTGCAATGCTGTCGCCATAATTGGAAAAGTATTTTGCAGCACCGACAAGCGGAGTAATAATTGCAGCGCCTGCGGTAATCATCTTTGTTCCGAAAGCAGAGATTGCAACACCCCATTTTCTGACGCTCATCTCTGCGGCTCTTAAGCCTCGCATTAATGTGCTTTTATCAGCGAACAATTCAACGTACGCTGCGCCTGCCTTTATTGCACCTGTTTTACTCATATAAAAAACTCCTTCAGTCGTTTTTTTAGGCTTCAGGCACCGGACTCCAGACTCCAGATTTACAATTTTACCTCAAGCCCGGAGCCAGGAGCCTGTGGCCTATTTGCCGACAAATGCTTCTTTAAATAATCTTCTGGATTCTTCGTCCTTGACTTCAATTACATCTGAGTGTTTTTGTTTCTTTGTAAAATACGGATTAAAGTCTGCCGGATGAAACGTCTTGCCGCGTTTGGGGTCGCTGTTTATATTACACAGCAACGCCATCAATGCCGAAACCCTGTTCCATTCCATCCGGTCACGAAGTTCTATCGCTTCGGACATCCACCAAAGCTCACGCAGTGTCAGTGGCGCAGGGTCAATACCAATAAAGCCTGCTAACTGATAGATTGAGCGCCAAATATTTCTTGTATCTTCTTGTCGAGGTCGATTTTGACCAGATTCTGCGTCACATGCTCTATCGCCAGATTTATCATCTTCTGCTGGGTCGCTGCCGCCTTGGCTCTGTCGGTTCGACCCCGTCTCTGGAAAAAATCAATTATCTCATCATAGAACGCATTTTGGGCGGCAAGAATAACATCGCCGCCCAAAGCCTGTCCGAACTGCTCGCTGGAAATATTTAACGCGTCCGCCTGCGGTTTGATTAAACAATAAATAACATCGCACAGTAATATCTCATCAGTACCAAGCCTTGTAAGCAATGGCGGCTCGCCCGCCTCAGGCTCAAGCAGGTTTATACCCATCAAATCACGAACTCGCTTTGCACTGTCGATAGTCAACGATATTGTCCATGTTCTGCCTGCGCTGTCGGTAAATGTCTTCAATTTCAATACCTCACAACAAAAATCGTTTTTTTATATAGTGAAACGTATCTCGTCACGCTCAACGAGCAACAAGATGCACCGTTATGAACCTGCTATATCAACCCAAGCTGTAAATTTCGCCAGCTTTGCGGTTACATCAACGGTAATGGCTTCTTCGAGACCTTCTTTCCTTTCGAACTTTGTGATTGCAAAATTGCCGTGCGGTCCTGAACTGTACTGCGCATCTTTTGCACCGGTCAAAGCCGCAAGACAAAGAGTTGTACTGTTCAAAGCAGCTGTTTTCACAGCATTAAAGAAGCTATCACCTTGTTTCCAGTTCATCGTAAATGACAATTCACACTCACGCAGTGTTGAAACCGTTGCACGCCAACCACTGTTTGCCCGTGTGCTAATATCCGCTTCACCTGCGGAAACTGATACGGTTAAATCCTTGACGTTTGTTGCCTCGGTAAGTGAACCCAAGACTGTGTCATCCGCACCCCAATACAACTTAGCGTTGATACCTAATACAAAATCTGCTGCTGGCATAATAAAAAACTCCTTTCAGTAGTTTTTTTCAGGCTCCAGGCACCAGACCCCAGTCTCCAGAACAAATAATTTTTACCTGGAGTCAGAAGCCGGGAGCCCGGGGCCTATTTCTTAACACTATTTTTCCATAACGCCGCTATTTTCGGCACATTAGCTTCAAGCGCAGGCTTCATATACGGCCTTTTTGCAATCGTTGCCGTCCTGCTGACAGCTGAAAACTTACGGCTAAGAACTGTCTTGCCGCCATATTCAAGTGTGTGCGGCACATCCTTGCCTTTGGCTCTCAACGCAACAGGGCCTACAACCACCGAACTTGCCTGCGGGTCAAATGAATACCAGATATAATTCTTTAATAGTCCCGTATGACTCAGAGGCGGCTTGCCGGCCTTACTTGCCGCAGAATGTGTTGGCGCTTTTTTAATAGACCTTCTGGCGGTAAGACGTATCATACCACCGATATGGTTTAATACCTTCCGCGTTGCAGTATCCACCGCAGCAATCACAGCCGAACTGTCAAAGAATAAGGATTTTACTTTGCAAATTGACTGTCCGAAATTTGAGACCTGTATTGCCATTAACTGAATGTCCCCAAATACACATTTGCCTGTGTGGCATTGGTAAGCGAAATGACTTCCGCTGCAATCCACGCCAAATCTAAACAATCGAAACTTACACCGCACAAAAGATTATTGCCATTGTTTACAGCCTTAATATCCGTCGGCCAGTATGAAGTGACTGACGCTGTGTCGGCATATCTTGTCAGTGTCGTTGCTTCTTGTGTCTGCGGGTCTTTGTTTACCTGCATTGTGCCGAGCGTAAATGTAATAGCCGCAATCAACTGTGCAGGACCGGAGTTTCTGTTCCTGCCGCCCCATAGCTTTACAACAACCGTTCCGTTATCGCTTCCGGTCGCTGCGAGAATAAGCTCGATATTAGTCAATCCCTCCATTGTAATGTCCATCGCATAAGATGGTTTAGTATCCATCGTCGCTGCATCAAGCGGAGTATCAGCCTGTGTTACAGACCTCAACAATTGCCATCCTAAAAATCTTTTTATTGTGTCCATATAAAAATACCTTCACTAAACGTATCGTTTATTAATTCTCCTAAACGGATTTGATACAGCACTTAATTTGACAGCTGCGGCAAATTCATTGTAAAGCTGGAAATAGTTAGAGCTATTACTTGCTGCCATTCTCGCAATTCGTCCTGATGCCGCACCAAAACAGTCCAGCGATGATATGAAATTACCTGTGCATCTGGCTGCCGAACTGCCGTTGTGAAATAATCCGTAAGAACCCATAGTTGAGCCACCAACTATGTTACCATTAACAGTGACAATATCACCAGAAACAGAATACAGGCCAAAACCACTGTTGCCTATGCCGCCTATGAGATTACCGTTAAAATTGAAAATATTATTATTATTAGAAAAAATGCCAACCGTACCAGATATGCCTCCGGTAACATTTCCCGTAACATTAACTATCGCTGACGCAACAGTAATACCGTGCTTGCCCATTGATGTTGTGCTTCCATTAATATTGCCGGTAATGTTCACAACCGAACCAGATTCAGAAAAGCCAAAAGTAACACCATACGCATAAGTTGCTGTTATGTTGCCATTTATTGTAATATTGCAAACGTCGTTAACTACAAGTGCCTTTGATGTTGCTGTACTGCCTGACGTCAAGTTGCCGTTTATGGTAAGATTGGATGCGTAGCAAGTAAGACATGCACTTGTGCCTGCGACGATATTGCCGTTAATGGTCGCATTGCCACCAACTACGAAACTGCCACCGGCTGTACCACCCTCGGATGCTGTGGATAGTCGATTGCAAGTTATACTGCCTCCTATTTCGATGTTAGAAACACCGTTAGCGCACAGAACAGTGTTTGAATCCGCATTGGCAATATCAAGAACTGTTCCGATTGCGCCTGTCGGATTCAGCGACCAAACAATTTCGTCATCGCCAAGATTTCTCGCATACCATACAGCCATCACAACACCTTGCGGATAGAGTTGATGTCTCCGATTATGTCAATAAGACTACTAACGATTGCAATTACATCTGTCTGCAAACTTGCAATGTCATCGTCAAGGTTATAAATATTGGGAATATAAACCGTTTTTAGAACACCGCCCGTTTCAACCCATCTGCTCGTGGCTTGGTCGTAATAAGCATCCTGCAATGTGATTGTTGCAGACGTGACAAGCTGCCCATTTGACACATAGGTCTGCAAAACTATCTGCGGTATAATCAGCGAGTTTGGTACGACAGTATTGGATGTTTCTTTTGGTAATGGCATATAGAAATTCCTTATTCAATTATCTTAAAATTCAATGTTATTACACTTGTAAACACGCTCGGCGGCTGGATATGCTCGGCAGAATATAAAAGGACACCGATTTTGTAACAGGCTGCACCTATATCCGAATAAACCTTGCCGCGAAAACTCTTTGCCGTATTTAAAACCAAATCCGCCAGTGTGCTTACTTCAGGGGCGTCCGGCGACTTCACAGACTTTTGGAAGGCAATATCAATCTGGCAATCAAACTCACTTGCACCTCGGCTGAAAGACTGTATATCCACAGACTTGGGAACGACTGTCACCTTTAATTCCGCAAGGTCGTTTAATTCATAAAATGGAAATAATAAACGAACCGCTGTAAAGAGTCTGTCATCTTCGTCCTCAATGTTATTGAGTGTTTTAACCACCTCATCAGCGATTGCAATCGCGGTATTGGACATTACTGATTGCCTCCTGCTGCATGTACTATGCCATCGGGATTATCAACCTTAAACGCATTGGCCTCGACAAGGCACGGTCTTTCCCGGCAGACAGCACAGAAGGTCTGTATTGCATTGATTAGCCGTTCTTCCTGAGCGCTTTTTTCCTTAATAAGCTTTTGAAGCGAATCAACAAGACAGTAATTGCTGTAAACAAGATATGCAACCAACGCGAAACACAAGCCCAGCTCGCCATATTTCATAAACTCATCGGCAATAGTGACAACATCACTTGGAGTAGATGCAAGTATCAAAAAAGGTATCCCGGACATTATTATCTTGGTTGTTAGTGTCATCGCTAAATTTCCTTTGTGTGAAGACGAATTATTGTTCTGTAAGGATCGCTGTATCGCCAACAGCCGTCCGGCAAAAACATCGCCTCATAAACGGTCGAATTAATTTGAATCTGGTCACCTGCCTGCGGAGTTGTCTTGGTTCCGTTTATTACCAAATCTTCTGCTGCAAACAAAAAATCTATTACATGCCCGCCGACTTTCAAACCGGAATCGTCTTCTATCTGGTAATTTGTTTTGCCAAACGTGGCCTGAATGTTGATACTATTCAGACCACGTTTGTAAACAACCGTCTCTGATGCGTATGCCTTTAGCTTTTGAGCCAGAAAATCAATTCCATTTTGCAGAATATTCATATTTTCTGAAGCCTGAGACCTGCATTACGATTCCTGTGCCCATATTCCGCGAATAGCTTTGATACGGTATCCGTCAGTTCCATCGGCAACGAAAGTAATAAAATCACCTTTCTTTGCAGTTGCCTTGGTATTGGAGAGCTTCTTGCCATCGCCGCCTGCTGCGATACCAAGCCCGCCAAGGTTTTTATCCACCGCCTGGAAATCCACTTCAACAAGCGCAGCGCCATCTGCGGCCATGTTCATAACCGTAAATTCCAAACCAACGGCAGTGGCCGGAAGCGTAATGACAACAGCATCGGCTGTCACATCGTAACAGACACCGGACTCTGTAACCGCTGCATTTGCACTTGAAGACTTCGTAATACGAGCACCCTGTGCGAATGTAGGGATACGCGGGTCAAATTTATTGATTGCGACATAGACGAACTCGTCTGCCGCCGCCGCATCAACAACCGCATTACCAAGCAGGACATCACCTGCCGCCTGTGCATCACCGCCAATTTGTGTGGCAGCACCGCTGCCCGCTGTGCCGACCTTTGGGTTGCCATCGGCATCGAACCAGACTGGAAGTCCGGCAACAAATGCCTCATCTTTTTTAGGCACTACAAACACACCTTCAATGGCAAGTGCACCTTTGACACCAGCTGCAATGTCGAGATTGGTAATACCAACCTGTCCTTTGAGGACAACGATACTGCCGGCCGCTACATCAGCAGCTGGTGTGTAATCAATAGATTTGCCATTCTGATAAAAATTAATCATTTTTTTTACTCCTTTCGCTTCGCTTCACTCAGGCCCCAGACTCCGGGCTCCCGGCTTCAGGGCTTGACATGCGAAACATATTTAATAAAATAACATTATGCGTAATCATAAAAAACTTAAGGCATTTGAAGTAGCTGATAAATTAGTCCTTGATATTTACAAGGCCACCAAAGGATTCCCCAAAGAGGAACTTTTTGGTCTGACAAGTCAGATTCGCAGGGCTGCTGTTTCAATTGTTTCCAATATTGTGGAAGGATCTGCCCGCGATAGTCATGCAGATTATCTGCATTTTCTTCACATGTCGTATGGTTCCGCATGTGAAGTTGAATATCAGGTTTCACTTGCTTACCGTCTTGGTTATATTGATGACTCAAATTATCACACTCTGCAAAATCAATGTTCACAAACTGCCAAAATACTAAATGCTCTCATAAACGCTCTTAAACAGAATCCCAAAGCCTGAAGTCCGGGGTCTGGAGCCAGGAGCCTTGGGGCCTACGGCCCCACTACGCTTCGCCTTTGAACTTTACCGCTCCGCGGTAATCCTGCTCTCTGACACCAAAATCAATAAAGCCCCTGAACTGAATACCGAGTGTATTAAAATCGGCATCGGTCTTTTCAACGGTCGGCTGATCCACTCCATTTAAGAACGCTACTTCCAGAGCAGGCAATCTGTTTGGA